CAACAGCGGCCGGCCGCAGTTTGATGGGCATTGGAACCGGGTTGTCTGTGGGAACCGGCGCTCAAGATTCACTCTTAGCCCTTAAAGCAAAGAAACGCGCCCAAATGGACGCGGCGAAAGTGGGAGATTTTCAGGGGCCGATGCAACAAAAGCAAGAGGTCGCCCTGATCAACGTAAAGCTGGAACTCCAAAAGCTTGAGTTGGAATTCAGCCGTCAGTTGCAGCAAATCAATCAGTCACGCGGAGCTATTGAATCAAGCTGGCTGACGACCAACTTGGTGAAGTATCAGGAGAAAAAGCGACTTTTCCAAAACGAGCTTGATCTCATCGCCAAACAGATTACCGCACTCGAAAAGCTAAAGGCGACAGCAACCGAAACCGAGCGGGTGCAGATCGAGCAACGAGTGGTCGGGCTTCAAGGCACAGCGGGCGGAGTCCGAAACCAGATGACTGGCATGGGGCCGGATCCTCAGTCGATGGGGGAAAATTTTCAGGCCACGCTCATCAATCTTCAAAACCAGTTTGGGACTGTCGCGCAGCAGATGGCGGCAACATTCGCCGACGTGTTCAACGCTGCAACTGCATCCATCTCGACCGGTATTCAAGGGTTGATTATGGGGACGATGACATGGGGACAAGCCTTGCAAAACATCGGGCTTTCCATCGTCAACTCTATCGTTAAATCGTTCGCTGACATGGTTGCCGGTTGGATCATGTCCCACGTCATCATGAAAGGCGTTTCGACTGCTTGGTCCGGATTCCAGACGATGCTCCGCGGCAAGGATGTGGTCGAAGCAAACGCCACTGAATTGGCAAAGACTCCGGCACTCGCCGCAAACGCAACGCTGGCCTCAATTGGGTCGTACGGCGTGGCTGCTGTCATCGGCATTGCTGCTATTGCTGGAATCTTGGCAATGATCGGAGGATTTAAAGGAGGCGGTTACACCGGCGACGGCAACCCAAACGACGTGGCTGGTGTTGTCCATCGTGGCGAGTATGTGGTGCCGGCTGATGCCGTGGATCGCATTGGATTGTCCAGCCTTAACGCGATGGCTTCCGGTGGCGTATCTGATGCCGGCGCATTCACATCTGCTGCCGCCCCGGGTCCGATCACGCTCAACATGGGGGTCTTCGATAACCCTGCCCGGCTCAACGATTGGGCTCGGTCGAATGAAGGTCGCACGGTGCTGGTGGACATTATGCGCCAACACTCTCATGAATTTTCTCGCGCATGATCTCGACAACCTTTGCCAGTCAATCGGTCTACCTCCTAAACGATGCCCCGGACTGGGGATCGCCGGTCGGGGTGACGTTTGACTTGGTGACGCAGTTCGAGGAAGGCCTGACAGGCCGGGAGGCCCGAAGGCCCCATGCTGCGACTCTACGGGCCAAGCTCAAGTTCCGGCTGACGATCCAAGGGACAGACAGCTTTACGTTTAAGACCGCGCTACGGGCCTACCAAACGCAGCCAATCATCGTTCCGTTTTGGCCGCTGGCTGAGACATGGGCTAACCGGGCCAACATTGCAGCGACGGGGCTCAAAGTTGCGTATAAGGCCGACTGGTCAACGTGGGAACTTTATACCACGGTGGAGCCCGGATGGGTGCTGGCTGACGACCTTGTTGCTCCGGCCTTCTGGGGACGCCTAGAGGACCGTGAAATGGTCTGGATCAACGCCACCGTTGCCCAGTTTGACATCAATTTCACCGAGACCGGATCGACGACCTACGCGCTGGTCCCAGGCAGTCAAACCTTCCAGCCCGGGCCAAATCTTGCCGGTTACGCTATTAACCTACGCCTTTGGCCAACTGCTTTAGACTGGCGTGAGGTTCCCGAGTCGTTTTCTGTCCGCATCATCCGGGAGCAACTCGGCTTTGGCCGGGCACCATTCGAGACGATTTACCCGCAGACCAACGTGCGTGAAGCCCAGTTCCGCACGATCACCCAATCGTCGGCCGAGTGTTGGAAGCTCATTCGATTCTTTAGCGATCACGGTGCCGGCAAGGCGTTCTGGACTCCGACGTGGCATTCTTCGGCAGTCATGGCCGCAGACCTCGGTGCCGGGTCCACTGTGCTGACGGTGCAGTCTGCGGTTGGGATTTTGCCCGGTGACTACCTCGCGTTTGTGCAGGGGACCGGAATCGTGAACTACACCCGGACAACGACCATCAGCGACCCCACGGTCAACCTAGCCAGTGCGCCCGGAGCATTCACCGCGGCCGATACCGTGGTGGCAACGCTGGTCCTTGCTCGGTTTGAAAAGCCGCGCCTCGGGTTGGAGTTCATCATGGGATCGCTTGCCCAAGGGGCCGTTTCCGTTGTCGAGCTTCCGCCGGAATACTCACCGGCAGGGGACGAGACCCTTGGCACGACCATCGGACTCCTAACGACTCGGGGCTACATCTACGAGCTTGCCCAGACCATTGGGGGCACGACGACGACCACCCGGCTAACCAGCTACGAGGCCGACCTAACCGCTGGAGGGAACACCTACACCTCCCGCCGCATGGACCACGGCATGGTCAAGCAGTCGCTTTTTCTTGACCGCGACGAGATCGAGATCCGGTCCGAGGTTGTCGCCGGAGATCCGCTGGTCAAACTCGCCACGGTCCAAGCCGAGGCACCTGTCCGCCTAACGATCAAGTCGGTGGACGTGTCCGGGTCAAGCGGATCCAACGACACTGTGCTTTTCACCGGGGACATCATCGGGCTGTCGGTCCGCGGTTCCAAGTTGACGGCAAAGGCGGTATCCGCGGGGACGGTGTTCGACCGGATCTACCCACGGTTCAGAATGCAGATTGGCTGCAACCACGCGCTGTTCTCGACCGGCTGCGGGCTATCCAGCGCCGCATGGCAATTCACCGCGACCCTCAGCAACCCTGGCACAGTCGGCTACCCGTTCACGTTCGACCTGACCAGCCTTGCCCGAACCATCGGATCCGTCCCAACGATCACCGCGGGCTGGTTTTCCGGTGGATGGGTTGAGTTTCAATCTGGTGCGAACCTCAGCCGTCGGGCAATCATCGACAACACCGCGCCAGTATCCGGGGCGATGACGATCACGTTGGCAAGGGATCCAAGCCCGTTTCCGCCGTCGGCCTCCGCAGTAAAACTCTACCCGGGATGCGATGGGTCAAAAGCAACGTGCACTGACAAGTTTGGCAATTATGCCAATTTTGGAGGGCATCCGTTCTTGCCGGCCACCAACCCGTCGTTGGTAAAAGTCTCGCAGAATGTCGGTGGGGGTAAAAAATGACACCAACATGGTTCACCGAGGAGCGCATCGACGCGCTCGAAGCCGAAGCCGCCACTTGGGTGGGGACGCCGTTTGCGGCCAACTCATCGGCCAAGGGCCTTGGGGTCTCCTGCCATACCCTCGCGGGCGCCCTCTACGCCGCCGTTGGGTGGGGCGACATTCTCATCCCGGACGTGGCAATCTCCCATGCCCGCTTTGGCGAAAACTCGCTGGCCGATCCGTTTTTTGATTCCATGGCCGAACGCTTTACCCAGTTGCCTCACAATTCCGAGATCCTGCCCGGGGACGTTCTAGGGTTCCGAATCGGGCGCATCGTACACCACCTTGGAACGGCACTCCGCAACGGCCGGTTTATTCACGCGCTTGAGGGCCTCGGGACAACAATCTCGACTACCGAGGACGCAACGTATCGCTCGCGGCTCACAACCATCTGGAGGCCGGCACCTTGAAAGGCGAAACAAAAAACCAACCGGACCCCGAACTCAACGACGCCAACACCGAGGCGGACGAGTTCTCGACTAACCAAGAGGCCGTTTCAATTCCTTGGTTTTGCGGTGAGCGCAAACTTGCGCTGCGGTGGGTGTCACCGATCTACAACCAGTTCACGAAAGAGGCTCCGCAGGAACGACCGGGCAAAAAATAGGACTTATCATGGGAAAAGGTGGAGGAAGCGGAACAAAAATTTACGACTACTACGGCACGATTGCCGGGGTGGTCTGCGCCGGTCCGGTGGACGAACTGGTCTCCATCATCGTGGATGGCCGAACAGTTTGGCCGACCGCGACAGCTTGGAACGCCGGACAAGTTTTGTCGGTTGGCGATCTCAGAAAATGGCTTGGCGTGGTCTACAAAGCCACCCAGTCGCACACGACAAGCAACGTAAACAAGCCTCCGACCAGCACCCATTGGGTCCGCTATTCGTTGGTGCGGACTGTTGGACCATCGGCTTCAAACCCGCAGCCGCTGACCATTGACGGCTACGGGGCAGCGTATCTGTATTGGGGAACAGATAACCAAACTCTGGATTCAGTCGGGGAGGCGATCCTTGCAGCAAACGGGCACCCGAACTACCGCCGGCAATGCGTTCTGCTGCTCAAGGCGTTTTTGTTTGGTCGAGAGCGCACGTCGGCTCCCAACGTCGAGGTCATCGTCCGGCGCAAACCGAATCAAACGATCATCACCGGAGACCCGGCCGCGCTAACCGATGGACAGGCCAACCCGGTGGCCGCGATGGCCGACCTTTACACCGACCCGGTCTTTGGGGCCGCGCTAACAGTTGACGCGCCCGGAGGCCCGGATTCGACAACATGGCAGTCTGCCGCAACCGCGATCCAGAGCAACATTGACGAAACAGGCATCTCGCCCGTTTTGACTCAGGCCAGAAGCCTCCGACAATTCACGGCCGACTTGTTGACCTACTGCGACGGGTGGGTGCGGTTCTCGGCGGCCGGTGAGATCGAGGCCGGGCGGTTCCAACACAACGCAGCGCCGCCCGCATTCACTGCTGCCACGACCATCGACTACCACGACCTCATCGACGAGGTGAGCTACACGGCCGACGGATGGGCCACGACCTACAACCAGACCCAAGTCAAATTCAACGACCGCGAACGCTCCTACAAAGACGGCTCCGTGTCTGTGGTCTCGGGCTACAATTACGTCGTCACCGGAGAGCCGAGGACCGCAAAACTTGACCGCCCGTGGATCACTCGCCGGTCCCAGGCATCCGAACACGCGGCCGAATTTCAGAAAATCGTCGGTGAACCAAAACTCTCAGGGTCTTTGGTTGTCCGCGCTGAAAAGGCCGCAAGCATTCGCCCGGGTGACCTATTCCTGCTGACCCACGACGCGCTGTCGGTCTCCATTATTTGCCGGTGCATCGGCAAGGATCTCGCGCAACCGCCCGCCGGCCGAGCAACGATCCGGTTTGAGTCTGACCGAGCATCCGCCCCGGTTCCGTTTGCTCCCACTGGAGCGCCCGACGAAGGCAGTGCCTATCCGGACAACGAAACGCTGTCGCTTCAACAGTTCTTCCAACCTCCGCCGTCGATGTTTTCATCCGACAACGACGCCGCGGTGGTCCCGTTAATTGGCCGAACATCTACGGTTACCATCGGGGCAAACGTGTGGCTGCGAAAAGATGATGCTTCGGGGTTCTACAACATCGGATCCATCGAGCAATTTGCGATCCACGGGACAATCCAAGCGTCTTGGCCGTATTACAGCCGGGCGACCGCAACCCGAGGCCGCTCGACCAACGTGGCAACGGTGACGACATCGGCAGCGCACAACCTGACGAGTGGGGACGTGGTCACAATCTTTGGGTTTGCCGACCCGACTTTTGACGGTCAGGTCACCGTCACTGTAATTAACTCAACCACGTTTACTTATCCGA